AGGAAGTCACGAGTCCCCGCCGTCACACGACCGCAGAACGCTTTGCAAAGACCACCGACAACGAACTCTACAACGAGAGGATCGCTCAGGTGTCAAGGGACATACGCGCCATCTGCACCTCGCCAGCAAACCGTCCTTACTATGCGAAGACGCCCTGCCTGCCCTCGGGCATGACGGAAGCTCACCTCAAGGACGGCTCGCGCATCACCCCGGAGGCGCGACGCATCGCTGAGCGCGTCTTTGCAAGCCTGCACAAGCTCAACGAGGACACCCGCAGCCTGATGATCTCCTCGGGAGACGCCCACCTCATCAAGCTTGCGCGCCATTCCCGTGAAATGGTCGATCCAAAAATCTCCGCCCTGCAGTCCTCGCTTCTCAAGGGCGCCATGACCTGGGCCGAGTACAACCGCGCCCGTCTCGAGGTCTACGATGCAAGCAGGACGGGCGCTCCCGCCGAATGACACGCCATCAGGCTCAAGGTCAGGACATCCGCGCCCTGAATTCCTGTAGAATGCGTTGTTCGTGCGGGGATGGCGAAATTGGTAGACGCACCAGGTTTAGGTCCTGACGCCGTTGAGGCGTGTCGGTTCGAGTCCGATTCCCCGCACCACCCATACTATATTTTGGGTTAGTTTGAGGTAGTAAACACAAGATATTGTGTGTCATACGTAGCAAGAAGGCGTAGCTTTACAGCAGATTTACAGCGCACTTACAGCGGAGACCACAATGGGAAGCATCACAAAGCGCCCGACAGGCTACCAAGCACAGACTTGCTCAAACGGCATTCGCCGAACAAAAACCTTCAAAAAACTCGCCGACGCTAAACGTTGGATCGCTCAAGTAGAGTCTGATTTTTCCGTCGGTCTGGTCCCAGAAGCTCACAATCATGTGAGCGATCACCTCATCACATATCGAGAAGAAGTCACGATGCGCCGTGGCCACACGAGACACGAAAGCGCAGTGATCGGCTGCTTCCTCGAAGATCCTATCTCATCAATTCCCATTCACTCCGTCACATCAAAAGACGTTGAAGCGTGGATCGAGCGCCGTCGCACGATTCCTTCGAGGCGTACTGGACGACTCGTAGAAGAAAGCACGATCGCCAGGCAGCTTCAGACCTTGTCGGCTTTCTTTTCATGGGCAGTCAAGCGCCAACTGATCGCAAAGAACCCGTGCCACGGCATCGAGAGGCCACAAGAGAATGAGCACAGAGAGCGCATTGCTTCTGATGAAGAGATCGAGGCGATCAAACTTGTAGCCGGATGGGAGGAAGGTACGCCACCAGTAACCAAAACTCAGAGAGTGGCAGCGGCCTTCATTCTGGCCTGCTGCACCGGCATGAGAGCCGGTGAGATGATGCGCATTGAAAGGACTTGGATCCACGGACGTACATTGAAGATTCCCGCAGAAGCGGCTAAAACTCGCACCACGCGAACGATCGCACTCAATGACCGTTCGATGGACATCTTAAAAAGCGTCATGTCTCTCGACTTTGAGCCGCACATTTTCGACATGTCTGACGGCATTCGAGATGCACTCTGGCGAAAGATCCGAGACAAAGCCGGCTTGCAGGAAGTGCGCGACTCAGAAGGCCGCCTCATAAAACAAGGGTTGAATTTTCACGATGGGAGAGCGACTTTCTGCACGTGGGCGGCATCCCCAGGACCAGACGGTGCGCCGCGACTGGACGTGATGAGTCTCGCTCGACAAACAGGACACAAGAACTTAAAGATGCTAATGCGCTACTACCGACCGTCTGTTGAAAGCTTTGTCGATAGACTCAACAAATAGACGCATACAAAAAAAAGGCGCCCCACCTACCGATCAATGGTAAGTGGGGCATTTTCGTGGGCAGGATTTCTCGGCGCTCCTCATGGTCGAGCGCAGGTACTATCGTAGCCCGCATAGGAAACCGCGCGGAGTGAGCCTTTTAATTATGTAGACTTCTACATAATTACCTAGGCTTGCGCGGTGTTGTTCTGATCATTTTACCAGCGTTGGTAACTTGGTCTTCGTCTAAGGGTTCGTCTAACGAAGTTTTTATAGGCGCCATCCTCAAACCGTTCGTCTAAATTTTCGGCTGAGTTCGTCTACAACTTCGTCACTGACTGACGATCTTTACGACCGCATCTTTGTCTATCGCAGTCCGCACAGAAAGCTCGACACCTCGCCGAACCAGCTCTGCGCCTCGCTCGACAAGGCCTGCGCAGCGGGCAAGCTGCTCTCTTTCAAGCTTGCAGGCACCGGCACGGGCTGCGGACAGTCGACTGCGGGCCGCGGCGGCCTCACGGCGCACCCTGTCAAGGTCGCCAGACAAGTCACTAGCGCGAGCCAGTGCGGCATCGCGCACCTCCCACGCTTCAACCAGGCTCTGTGCATAGGTTCTCTCCTTCTCACGATACTTGGCCTCAAGGGCCTGCGCACGAGTGGCGTAGTCCTCACGCAGTTCAGCGATGTCCTGCCCGTACAGGGCGGCGGCATACTGGTAGCCCGCGACGAAGATCCCGACGCCTGCGGCTACAGAACCCGCCGCCTTCATCCAAGAAGCCATCTCGTTTCCTCATCATTTCAACGCGTCACGCCACGCCTTGACTGCCTTCGCCATTCCCCACGCAATCGCTACGCCCCCGAGCGCCAAGAAAACGACGTACATCCCGACAGCCTGCCACGTCAGTTCCTCTTCCATCATCAGCTCTCCAAGCCGCAGTGCGGCTATCAAATTTGGTAAAATATCTCCCATAGACACCTTTCGCGTTTTGGGTCTTACGAGCCGTTCAGGATTCCGCCCCTGAGCGGCTTTTCATTTCTGTGGCGTCTAGCTCACAGCTTCCATCCCTTCACGGGATTCAGGTAAATACCGACGTACTGTGCCTTCTTGTCTCGGGATCCCCACAGCTTCCAACCCACGTTGATCCGCACACAGCACGGCCTGCCGAGCAACCTGTAGTGCTTGATGTAGTACAGCTGGAACGCGATGAGCTTCCCATCGCGGCGGCAACGCCTGCGGCACGTGCCTGACACGCCGTTCGTGTCGGAGGCATTCTCATCGCCAGTCACCTCCCACGAGTCGCTCAAGCGCACCTCGACCCCGAGAATGTTGATGTCGAAGCCATAGGACGTGTTGCGCCACATCCACGCGACTCGACGTTTGTACGTCGCCCAGGCATCCGTCCCCGGCCATCGTTGCCAGTGGCCCTCGTCGCCGTCTGCGTCGTTGTCGTCAGTGGCGAACCAATCGAGCCATTTCGGCAGACGGTGCGTTTCCTTGTCCACGAAGAACGGAAGAACGGGCGCGAGGATCAAGCCGACGAGAAGCATCAGGTAGCTCAGAGGCATCGAAAGAAGCCAACGCAAGTAGACCATCTCAGTCCTCCCCAAGGAAAAGCTTCGCTTCGGACTTGCGGCGGCGGACGAGCCCCGGAAGCTCCTTGCCGCCCGCCTTCGTGATGTCGAGGAACTGATGCGCGGCCTGCTCGACGTCGCCTGCATTGAGGGCCCTCATGAGCCTCGGGCAGTTGTGCACGACGTAGGACGCGCCCACGTTGAACGCAAGGCTAACGAGCGCGACGTACTGGCCCTCAGTCACGTGCACATTCACGAACGGCGCAAGGGCCTTGACCACGGCCTCGATGTCCTTGCGCAGGAGCTCACGGCTCTGCGCGTAGGTGATCTCGTCGCCCTCATGCACGTCGGGGCCAGTGTGGCCGACGCCAATCGTCCAGATGCCCGCAGGACACTTGTACGCGACGAGCTTGCAGCCCTCCCATGCCTCAATGAAATCCATCGCGCACTCGGGCGCGTATTCGCCAAAGGTTTTCACTTGCCTTCCTCCTTGTCCAAATCCTCCTTCGTCACGCCGAGGCGCTTCTCGAGCACGATCTCAAGCAGTCTGATCAGGCGAGTTCCGCCCCAACCAGCCATACCTGACAAGGCTCCGCAGAGGTTCGGCGGAAAGCCTTCGTAAGACATGACCTCGTAGCAAATCAAACCGCAGATCGCGCTGATCAAACCGTGGAGCAAAAACTCTTTGAGCGAAAACGGGCGGCCTTCCTGTACCGTCAGTAAGTAGTTAAGCCAGCCGCAGATAGCCGCAAAGGCTCCTGAAGCTGATACCGCCTGTAGCTCGTTTATCACTTCTTTTTCGGGCATCCCGTTTCCCTAATAAAAAAGCCCCCGATTTCTCGGAGGCCGTGAGTTACTTCGAATTGAAAGGCTTCGACTGGTGACCAAGATTTGCCACCGCGTCTGTCAGTTTCTTCTCGTTCGCAAGAACTTGAGTGAAGCCGTTTTGGAGGTCAGACTCGACCTGAGTCAATCGAGCCTCAAGCGCTTCAAAGCGCTCTTTGATCGCCTTTCCCAAGGCTTTCCCGTCTGGAAGCGTAGTCGCCATTACTGTTCTCCGTTATAGCCTTTGGAAAGCGCATCGAGCGCAGATGCGATCTCTGTCGTAGAGCAGGACAGGTAGTCTCGGTAGTTGTAATCGGTGCCCATGAAGGCGTTGTACAAGCCGACGTACTGTTCAATTGCAACCACTCTGTCTGCATCCGCGCCTGAGGCGTCGATCATGCTCTGCACCACCTCAAGAATCTTTTCCTTGAAATGGCGCAGTGCATCTATGTCGATAAACCGCGCCATTCCAACTCCTTACTTGAAGAGAGCGTCAATCTCGGTCGTCGTGGCGGCTTCGATGGTGATCATCGGTGCCATCGGGTCCCAGCTCGTGCCATTCCAGACGACATTCACACCCGCATCAATGCCGTGCGTGGCATCAGCGGTCTCGACGTTGTACATGTCACCTGTAGCCGGAGCGGTCGGCAGAGCCGCGTAGTTTTCAACCGCGCCCTTGTAATGCACGGCACTGGCAATCTGATCCTTCGTCGCATAGCCGCTCAAATCGATGTTCACAGACTTGCTGGTGATCGCAACGGCCTTGCCGTTCACGGTGATCTTTTCGATCACATTCACCTGTGCGCCCGTCGCAATGCCGTTTACCTTCGCAAACTGCTCTTTGGACATCAAGCCATCAGCAGATGCCGTGGCCTTCACATAAGTCGTGTCCTGTCCGGGAATGCCGAGAGCCGTAATGTCACCCTTGGCGACCTTCACTCCTGCGATGACGTGACCGGTTGCATCAGTCGTGACCTTGTACAGACCTGCGGCAAGTGCGCCCGCAGCCGAAGTCGGATGAGAGTAGACGGGCGTTTCCGCACCGTCGATGAGAATGTTGCCGTTGGTCGTGCTGTTAGCTACAGCGGTAGCACCGGCAGAGATAGCCTCGAGTTTGCTGAAGTGCGCCTTGCTCATGAGGCCGTCGAGCGTCGCGGAAGCGAGAGCGTATTCCTTCTGCGGGATCGTGATCGTACCGAGAGACGCGCCCGACTTGCTCTTGAGCGTGACGGTAGTACCTGCGACTTCGATGCCGACTGCAAAGATGCCTTCGGCCTTACCGTGATAGTAACGAAGGCCAGTGATATCGATAAGACTGGAAGCATTAGCCATTTTGACTTTCTCCAAAAAGTAGATCTATTTCGTCCGACTTCGCCACGCTGAAAGAAGCAGCTTCACCCTTGTCGCCCTTCGCGCCCTGAATGCCAGGCACCTGAACTCTTACAGGCGGGAGCTGAACCTTCTTTTCAACGACAACCTTGACAGGCGGCGACGGTCGGACGACGACTTTGACCGCCTTGCAACTCATCTGGTGACCTCCTGATGCAGGATGAATGCGCCTTCAAGAATGCGCGTGACCTCACCAGATGCCGAGACAATCTCAATGTCGTAAACGGAATCACCGTGACGCATGGCCGTAGTGACAGCGTTCGGCCACGTGGCCGTGATCGTGCCGCCCGTGATGACAAGGCGACCGTTTTCAGTCGTCAGTTCATCGTTGATCGTTGCGCTTCCGACGCTCGGCCTGATCTGCATCCGTGCCGTGTAGCCGGAGAGATCAAGCGGAGTGTCATTTGCGTCGTACATCTCGAAAGGAATGACGGCATCCGATCCCTGATCAAGCTCAATGTCATAGACAGAAGCCATACCCGCCTCACTTGAGAACGTCAGGCTTTTCAGGCCACACCACTTCGTAAGGGAAGCCGTCATGTTGAGGGACATCACGCAGTGCCTGGCGATACGCCTTGACAGACTCAAGATCTTCACTAGAGACCGGATAGTCATTCATCAGCAAGTAGTCCGTATCCGCGATCAGGCGATCACGCTTAGATCGAACCTCTTCTTCAGTTTCAGCAAGCTTCTCTTCGGGCGTCTTTTCGGGAATCTTCTCGACAGACCAAGAAAGATCTTCGCCGCGCTTTTCGCGATAACCCTCTTCCTGCGCAAACTTCTGGATGAGCGAGCGCATTTCGATGTCGTGCGGCGTCTGGGAATGATGAGAAACCACCACACCGACGAGATCTGCAGCGCACGTCGGCTTTAGCTCAGCAACCCACGCATCGCCAGTGAAGCGATAAAACTTCGAGCCATCCTCGCCTTCATCGCCAAAAGGCGCGATGAGAGTGCAGGACGGCGGCATGAGCACATTACCGTCCATCACCTGGACGGTCAGCTCGTGCTCGAAGAAACCAGAAGCGTCGAACTTGTACGCTTTCTTGAAGGAAGTAGTCATGCTGGCTCCTAAAAAAAATTGCGGCCTTGAAGCCGCGTGAAAAAAGATATGTCGTGACAGATAGTCACGGGTTGACGCTTCGCGTCTATCCGACTGGCGCGAAAACATGGGTCTTGCGCCTATGCACCCTCGGGCGGGTGACGGATATCAAGCTCGGGAACTTCCCCGAGATGGGACTGAAAGAAGCCCGTCAAATCACCAGACAGAAGAGAAAAGAACGGGGACAAGAGCCGCCGCGAGGCTATGTCTTTGCCGACGCCTTCCGTATCTGGTGCGATCAGAAGCGTGGCCGCATCGTCTCGTATGAGAACGAGCGCAGGATGATCGAGCGTCATCTACTACGCCATATCAAGAACAAACAGATCGATGAGATAACCGCGCCTCTCATCGTTCACATCGTCCAGCCGCTCCTCGAGGCCGACCGAAAGGTGACCCTGAAGCGCGTCATCATGCGATGCCGTGAAATCCTCGACCTTGCGGTAGCCGCAGGCCTCATCAAGCACAATCCCGTCGAAAGACTGAACCGCATCTACTCGCCTGCCGAAGTAACTCCTATGCCTGCGATTGACTGGCAGGAACTTTCCTCTGCCATGAGCGTCATCTCCTACGCTTCGCGCAGGATGCAGGTCATCTTTCTGTGGTCTCTTTGCTCGATGCTCCGTCCAGGTGAAGTTGCCTCGATCAGGTGGGAGTGGATCGAGAACGACGTTCTGACTATCCCAGCTGAGAAGATGAAGAAACGTCGCCAGCACCGTGTGCCGATCATCCCCGCGCTGAGGTATCTGCTCGACGAAGCCAAAGCCGTGTCGAGACACCCGAAGTCCGGCTACATCTTTCCAGGCGCTGGAGGCTCGAGGCCGATGTCATCTCAGACGCTTGCGAAGTACCTGCACTCAACTGAACTGCGAGGAAAACTCGTAGCGCACGGATGCAGGTCTATCGCTCGCTCATGGATGGCCGACCACGAGGTCTCGTATGAAGTCGCTGAAGCCTGTCTTGCCCATCTGACAGGTTCAGCCGTTTCCCGCGCGTATCAGCGTTCTGACTTTCTGGACGCTAGGAAAAATGTCTACGCGCAGTGGTGCTTTTATGTCTTCGACTGTGCCCGTTGTGCCGGCATAAAGGTCGATTCCGACTAGGCCGCAGGCAAAAGTTCAGGCTCGAGGCATCAATCGAGCCTGTGCCGCGCACAGTGCCGAAAAAGGACCGATTTTTCGGGCTTTTCGAAAAACTCCGACAACCTGACATTACTGGCAATTTGACCGACGTAGCAGGTGGTGCAACCATGAGTTTCAATGGCCGCGCACTAACAGGCGACGTTACCGATAACCCTGCGGTTTTCGGTACATCTGGCAAGGGACGCTTTGCGAGCATCACCCTTCAGGCGAAACGTAGCAGTGACGCTTACGGGAATTCGGCCACGGTTCAACCCGCCTCCCTGCGGTTGATGCCGATTATCAAGGCCTGACATCAGCGGATGTGCCATGCTTATCGCCAGCTTCGACGATGGGACTGTGGCGGGCGTTTTTGACCGCACAAAGAACACCCCCCGAGCCAATGAAATGGGTGAGATTGGAAAGGCCAACTATTCATCGCTCTGGTTTGCCGCCTCTCGCTCCAACGGACTTCACGGCAAGTCTGAAACGGTTCAGCCCGCAGCTCTTCGCTTGCTGGCGATCATCAAAATTTGACGATTGCTAGTAGGCGCAAGGCGTTCGGTTGAACCGTTTGGGCCTTGCTGTACAGGGCGTTCGATTTGCAAGCGGCGAAGTCTGCGCGTCCGTGGTACTGGACGGCTCTAGAACTATCGTACTGAGCGAAACTTCCGTTTGGATTATCAATTCGCCTATCGGTAAACGCACCGCTTGCGTTAAATGCAAGACAAGCCGAAGTGCTGTTGGTATCCATGTCGAGCCAACCGCTGATGTCAGGTACGGATAATGGCTAGAAGCCTGACTGCCGACGGCTGTACCGTAGCAGACCTGCCGAATGTCGCCGCGCTGCGGCTAGCGGCAAACGTAATGTCCGAATACGTTTCCGTTGTCGCGTCCGAAAGGCTTGCGTTAATCGGGTGAAGTTTGCTGCCTGCATAGCCTAACGCCCCCGCTCTACCTGTCATGACGGGATAGCCCCACAAGAGCTGTTGACCAGTAATGTCAGGCCTTGATGATGGCTAAAAGCCTGAGAGACGCAGGCTGAACAGTCGATCCGTTGCCGTATGTGCTACTTGACCTACTGGCTAGGAAAGACACGTTCTGGCCGAATTCTACGCTCCCAGAGACGTCGCCTGCGAGGTTGTTGGCCCAATTGGCAGTGATTTCAAATGCGCCTAAGACGCTGGGGTTTTCGACAAGAACGGTGTGCACAGAGCCTGTAATGTCAGGTACGGATTATGGCAAGCAGACGGACCGAAGCCATCTGTACGGTCTGAGACTTTCCGTGAACGGCCGAAGAGCGGGATGCGCTAAGAAAGAAGTTACCAAACTGCCAAATGCCGTCGAGTGGCATATGTTGTCGATTCCCCGCTTTTTGCCATTCCAAGCCCCCGGCCGCACTCGCGTTCGTTCCGACATGCACATCTCCGGCAGTACCAGTGATGTCAGGTAAGCCAGCTTCTACCTTCTGAGCCACTTCGCTGGTGGTATTAGTTCCCTCCAAAACGCGATGCTGAAGGTCAGGAAGGTTGAACGTCGTAGAGCCGTTGCCAGCACCATACTTCGTGCCGATCTTCCTGAAAAGTCGCGCATACGTCGTGCGGCTGACCTCAGCACCATTGCACTGAAGCCAACCCGTCGGTACTTCGTGCGCATAGGCCACAGTGCCGACCGGCACAGGCGTCAGCTCAGGCATGATCTTGTCGAGCGCTTCGGAAATTTGAGAGAGATTAGGCAGGGCCATAGTTAAACTCCTGAGAGAGGTTGCGCCTGGTGGCCGAGCGTAGCGACAGCGTTCGTCAGCTTCGCCAGCACTTCGGTGATTTCGTCGTACTTACTGCCGCCGACAAGATGACCGCCTGCGGTCACACCGTCGCCGACATAGAGGTCATAGGTGTCCGTCGCAACAGCAAGCTCACGATTCTTGAGCGTGATCTTCTGAAGCTGAGCAAGCGGTATGCCGCGAATCATCAGCTCGTGTTCGCCAAAGTCCTGAGACTCGGCAAGCTTGCTTGCAGGAATGCTGTTGTTCTTGACCCACGCCAGGGATTGAAGCGCTTCAAGGAATTGCGTCTCCGAAGCCTTCGGCGTCAAGCCGGCCGCCGCAATGACGGACAAGCGAGCCTGATCGGTGATGTAGAACCATGCGGCTCGAGGCGTCGTGGCAGGAATGCCCTTCGCAGGATCGCCAGAAGTTGGATACCCCTCAGAATTCAGGGTCGTAAGATCGGGAGGCGTGTCAATCGCGCCTGCTCCCCAAAAACCTTTTGTTGCCATCATGGCTCCTTAGTTGTCGTACATAAAAAGAACTTCCACATGTGCGGGTGCGAGCGCCCGAATCACACACTCGAGCAGAGAGCTGCCCCACCGTGCCAGAGGCTCTTCAACCGTCCAGTCGGGAACAAGTTCCGAGTAGCCGGAACTCACGTCAATCGTGATGCCGACCGTAAAGACTGGCAGCCACCTTTCATCAGCAAGCGGCGCTTCGACGTCATGCTCCACATCATGCTCAGAGAAGACCGTTACCTTCGCCTTGTAGCCGAGGGTCCCCGCCAACTCTTCGAAGTACTTTGCGGTCAAACCTGAGTTTGACGTGATCTTTGCCAACAATTCCTGCCGCATCTGCTCGAGCGTAGGATCAGCGATTGCCGCCACGCACTCACTGGGAATGCCGTGATCGTCAAACCATCGCTGAAGCTCTTCGATGCTTGTTCGCGGATCCGATTCTTCAATGACAGCTCGCGCTCTTGCATCCACTCTTGCCGCCTCTTTCGACAGTGCGTAAAGAATCGCGTCAAGGGTTCCGCCGCGCTTTCTGTGCCAGATCGGACCGCGTGGCAAAAAAGCATTCACAAGATGCTCATAGTCGCTTTCAGTAAATCCCATGCCTCACCTCACACAAAAGTGATTTTTCCAGGCACGAAGATTTCACCCGTTGAGCACGCCACGTCGTCGGCCGGCACCTGAATGCGATAGCTCTTCAGGTCGGAGATGCTGGCGATCGCACGATCAAGCGACGTGAGCAGGATCGCTCCGGAAGGAGACGACTCAGCAATGATCGTTTGCGCGATCTCGCCTTCAACCTGCTGTCGGAGTCGTTCCGTATCGGGCAGGATATCGACCGTCATATCAAGCTTCTTCGGTATCGGAGCGACGACATGAAGCACTGTCGTGACAGGCATCTCCGCCTCGATGTACTCCTGAACCGTCTTGATCATCTGAGCGTTCGGAATCCCGTTCTCAGTCATGTTGTCGGTCATGAAGCGCACGGTGACGTGGCCGTTGCCCATCTCCTTCGGGAAGCACCATGCACGAGTAACGCCCGGCACTTCCAAAGCCCACTTTACGTAGTCCTGCTTCGTGCCCGCTTTCGGTGGAGACTTCTGACGGAAGAGAAGGCGTTCTCTCAATGCCTCATCATCCTCGGCGTCAGCACCCCCCGTCAGCTCGCCTGCCGTACACGTCGACTGGACGCCTTCGATCGGAGAAACGAGCGTCAACTCCATGCCGTCAGCGGCATTGCCGGATGCACCCGCGGCTACCGCGCGGATAGCGGCCTGACCGCCTGCGCTGTCGGCCGTCGTCACGTAAACGACTCCGTCAGCCGTTTGAAGCTGAGTACCTTCAGGCACAGTTCCCGTTCCGACGAATGTCACAGTGCCAGTCGCATAGGACGCCGCCTTGCGATAAATCGCATACTCCGACGCCCGACGCTCAAGATATGCGCCTTCGGCCGTGGAGCTGAAAATCTGTCTCAGGACAAAGTTGATGTGGCCGTGAAGCGTGTGCGATACGCCCGCAATTACTCGGCTCAGCACAGGCACGAGCGTCCAACGCATCGACTTTTTGCCGAGGCGACTCTCGGCATCCGACTGGACACGCGAAATAAGGTCCTGAATTGTTGGTCTCTCAAATGCCATTCAAAACGTCCTTGAAAACCGCGTCAAAAGCCCTTTCGCTTTGACGCTTGAAAAGCACTACGCGCAGATCGACCTGACTGGCCTCTGCGCCCTGAACGGTATTCACGGTAATGCGCTCAACCAGACGATCATCGATCATCCATTGAAGCGCCTCTTTCGCATAAGCCTCAGCTCGCTGAAGCGTCAGCGGAAGAATCTTTTCTCGCTGAAGAAGCCATAGCCTCGAGCCGATGCGATCGCCTGCGACAGTCGCATAGGTGTCTCCCCACCAGCCCTGCCGATTAGGTGCCTTGATGCCGTCATCTTCTTCAGATTTGCGCCATGAAAAAAGACTGATCAGCACAGCTTGCGCCAGCTCATCAGCCTGAAAAGTCGTGATGTCGGTTTCTTGACCGTTCACACGTAATTCCATCGTTCACCTCACTTTGGAGCGGAAGTGTTTGCGCCGTCGCCTTGCTCAGTGTGCACATGAGACATGAGCGAGATGCCGCCTGCGGTAACGTCGCCCGTTGTCGTGAGGGAGCCTGTGACGCTTGCGCCAGAGCCGCCGCTCACAGCGAGGCCGCCGAGAACAGTCAGGCTCTTGTCAATCGTTGTCGCGCCAGTGACGTGAAGCGAAGCAGAGTCGATCGTAACGGCCGAGGCCTTGACTGTGACGTTGCCGGTAACAGTCGCAGAAACGTCACCTCCTACGCTTTCGGTGACATTGCCGCCGACGGTAATCTCTGCGTCCTTGTCGACCCTGGCATGCAGCCAACCGGGCGTGTAGACCTCGAGGCCGTCTCGCGTGAGATGGACCTTCTGGCCGAGATCGTCAAAGATCGCCACCTCGCCAGTCTTGAGCGGCTTCAGCCGATAGCGTCGATCAGCAATCGTGAAAACGATGCCATGAGATCGATCGCCATCAAAGAAGAGCGCGAACGCTTCAGCTTCAGGGTGCGGCTCCGACGTAAAGCCGTAAGGCTCGACGTGCTCGAGGTCATCGCGCACTTCGTCGGCCAGAAGCCTCACCTGCACCGAGCGCATCTTTTTTGCACCGTCGGCAAGCGTCATGACGCCGCGAGCGAAGAAATCAGAAAGTCTGCTCATAAAAGAAAAGCGACCGTATTGCTACGATCGCTCAATTGCTTTGTTGACTGGAAGGTCAGTTTTTACGTTCCCATGTGTCTTTGTCGACTTGAGTCCAGACTTCGGTGTCGAACGAGCCATGACGCCAAACGGTAACGGACCCATCAAGATTCTTATGAACCTTTTCGACTTGACCGACGCGACGTTCCTCAACTGGACGCCGACCTTCGGGAGCGCCAGGCTCAAAGTGAGCCTTAAGGCATGGTTGATACTCACCCATTGAGTAACCAGGCTCACATACTATTTTGGCGTCAGCCGAGGGCATAAAAGCAAGCAAGGCAAAACCGACAACCAGAAGACTTTTCATTTAACGACTCCATTCCAGGGGTTATCCGAAGACTTCTCCGTCGACTTAGCTGCGCCTTCTCGCTGATACCCGTCAGGCGGAACCAACTTTAAGGTCGTTAACATTCCCTGCGCCGACAAAGTGAAAGACAACGAAGTCACCAATAACTTTCCATCATTCGACAACAGTGTATCCGAGACACTAACAAGTGAATTGACCTTCCACAAGCTTCCATCACTCTGTCGCCAGCCGTGAACCGTGTATGTTGCCGCCCTGTACTGCGCCTCACGGTAACGCTTTTCAAAGTCAGCTCGTTTCCCACAAGTCATCTTCGAACTCTGCCCCTTGTCCTTAAGGACCAGAAGCCTAGGACGAGTCACAAGCTGGGAGTCCGACATGCCTCGGTCTTCCGAGGCCGCGCGGCCGAAGTCAGTATCGGTTCCCGCATGCTGACCGAGAACAACGTATCGGCTGTAAAGTTTGGACGCGTCAAAGTTGGCACCACCAGAAAGAATGTTCTTTCCTAGCTCAAGAGCATCGGCGCATTCACCTGCTTCACCCGGCTCAACGATGACAAGATCGCCAGCTTCGTCATCCATAACAACCAAGTTGTCTTTGGTGATCAGCCGATTGATCGACTCCTCGACCTTCTCGCCCGGGACAACCGTGTGATCAGTCAGCTTTTCGCCGATCTCGGCCGTAGCGTGAACGGCAATGCCGTAAGGCGCGGCCAAAGAGGCAATGATCTCAGAAGTCTTGATGTTCTTCCACGAAGTCGTTTGAACGCTCGCGGCGGGAATCTCGTGCTTCTTTCCATCTTTGCCGACCACGACGCCGGTCCAAGCATTATCGCTTTTCGATGCGATCGCGCCGTACTTTGCAACGGGACAGCAGTCAACCAGATCAACCGTTTTCGACTTCCCGTCGACAGTGACTGTGATCGACGTGCCGTTGTACGACACATTCACATGGTCAATGTAGCCGGTGCAAATCAAGTCGTCGCCGATGAAAAGCTGAACCTGATCCCCGTTACGAAGGCGATGAAAGTCCGTATTACCGGGGAACGTATCAGTCACCGAAAGCTTGAAGCCTCTGGTGAGCTGATCCATGCCGATTTCGATGACGACCGATTTCCAGCCGCCGTAGGTTTTGCCGCCTACGCGAATTTCAACGCGGTCATTCATCTTCCATAACCCTCAAAGCATCAGCAGGGCAAAAGCCTTCATGCTCGACACCGTTTCTGATCGCGATTTCCTGATCGCGGGATGCGTCATCGTGATAGTCATACGCATGAACAAGCGCAGGAAGCACGTCACCAGGCACGACAACAGCGAGACGACTGCTGTCATCCGCTCGATCGGTCAATGCCTCAAAGACCGCAACTCTTGCTTTCTCAAGTTCAAGATACGAATCGTCTGAGGTTGTCATCAACAGCTCTTCATCGAGCGTCTCGAGCAAATCCTGTCTCAGCTGTACGATGTCGTCGTACGACTTCGAGACCGTGGCCTTGAGCGATTCGGACGTTTGCACGTCATCTTCAACGGCCATCGCCTGATCGGTTTTGGTCCCGACAACGGCACTCACGCCAACCATCTGAGCGATAAGCGTCTGACGAATCAGCGTCTCAACGGCCGCTCGGTTCTGGAGCACTGCGCGCTGAGTGCCTGACAACACAGTGCTGTCGGCCTTCGCTCGCGCAAGCGCCTTCGTCCCTTCCCGCAGCTTGTCATGCTTCGTCAGGTTCTTGAGTTGCTTCGCAACACGAGACCATGCACGAGCTGACGATGCAAAGCGAGAAAGGCCGAGAGCACCAACAAGTCGCGTCGCAAAAACCTTCGGACCGCCGCTGATCAGGCTCAAGCCCTTCGAGGCCAGAGTGCTGATCTCGTCAACCTTGTCAAAGATCGTTGCGATGTCCGCATTGCTGATGATCCCCAGCTTGTCGAGCAAGTCGCCCGACAGGGCCGCGTCAACCCACTCGCCAACCAACGACAAATCAAGGCTGTCGCAGAACTGCTGAATTGCAGATTTCTCAAGAGCGTCGGCGGACTCAAGCACCTTGCTGACCGCATCGGTACCTGACTTCGGAAACTCGAGTTCGCCGGATTCAACCGCGGTTAAGACAACGCTTGCCGTTCTGGACGAGTCCGTGAAGGTAATCGTCGACGCCTGCTCGAGACAACACTTCATCTCGCCAAGATGCGGGTGAATGAGCGTCCCAGGTCCTTCGGTCTCGATCGCACCGATCAGCTTTTCTGCTTGCTGGATGTAATCGTCGCCGACCACGAAGGCGGTAAAAGAAAGCCTTCGCGTCGCACGCCCGATATCTTCCACATACGGCTTATCGCGCTGAGGGTATTCATGAACGACTGTGCGGCGTCCGACCTTCAGGTCTACTTTCGTGACGTGAAAGGGAACGCCGCGGAATGAAGCCTCATAAAGCTTTTTTTCTTCAGCCATCAGAAGCTATCCTCCATTGCATATCGGTCAGAGTAGCCGACACTGCCAGTCAGTTTCATGCCGTCACTGGACATGTCGGCAAGCTGTGCCGTCGTGCCGGGCGAGGCCGCTACGCGCACGAGCATCTGACCGCTCATTCGCACGCGGCTTTCTGGCTGGAAGGCAGCAGGCGCAAGCTCAGCACGTTGATCTTCGCCGAAGCCTATGCGCGTGCGCACGGTCTCTTCAGGTCGATCTTCATTCTTGTCCTGAGCATGAGCGGTAGAGCCTCCAATGCCGAGCATCTTCTTTGCCCAATCGGGGATTAGGTTCGAGAAGTCAAAGCTCGTGAAAAAGCCCTTGATGTACTCACCGATCTTCAGCACCGAAGATTTGACGCTCTCATACCAGTTTGTCGCGGCCTTCGCCCACGAGTCGGGAAGAAGGTTGAACGACGCAACTATCAAGTCGTCGAAGCCGCTGAACAGCGTCTTGAAATCGCCCTTGAAAAAGCCCGTCGCAACGGTCACGATTGCTTTTCCGACCGCGCTGAACTTCTCATAACAGGTTTCAAAAGCGCCAACTGCGAAGTCGACGACCGAGCCAATCGTTTCTTTAACCGCGGGACCGATCTCATCCCAATTGGCGATGACAAAGCCCGCAGCCAAAGACAACGCGCCCAGTATCAACCCAATCGGGCCGAGCGAGGTAGACGCCACCGCGGCAAAAGCCTTCGCGGCCGTTGCGACCGCACCGAATGACTGGACGAGTCCAATAAGACTTGAGCCGAGAGAGACGACGGCCATCACGCTCTTGCCGGCAATGAGTGCGCCCATGCCGTAAAGGACCGTATTGAAGCCGCCGATTGCGTTGAACGCCCGAACGCCATAATCGGCGATCGTCAGAATCGCAGAGGCAATTCCTTCGAAGTCGATTTTGCTGATCGAGTCTGCAAAAGATCGAGCAACGCGCTCAAACTTCTCGCCCAAAGCGCCTTTATTCGCCGCCGCGAGATCGCGGAAGCGGTCCGACATGCTGATGACAATAGGGGACAAGCGGTAGCCGATCTCATGACCGACCGCCGTGACGCTGGCCTTCATGTCATCCATGTGGTCCGTCATCTGGGCCGCGGCCGCGACAGCATCCTCATTCATGACCAGACCAAGGTCGCGCGCCTGCTTGGCCATGTCGTCAAGCCCCTGCGCGCCGCCCGAGAGCATGGGGATCAGCTTGCGCCCGCTGTCGCCCATAAGAACCATGGCCATCTTTGTACGAAGGGCGGGATCCTCGTTGCGTTGGATCGCATCCGCCACCTCCTCAAAGATATCGGAAGCGGGTCGAATCTTGCCGGAAGCGTCCTTCACGGAGATCCCCAGGGCCGAGAAGAGCTGCGCGGCATCGCCGGTATCGCCTCCGGCCACCTCTGCGATCTTCTCAGACATATCCTTCAGCGCATCCTCCAGATCCTCTGGGGCTGCGCCTGCATGCGTTGCAGCGAAGCTCCACTCCTGAAGCTTCACGGCTGAGATGCCGAGGCGCGCGGACATCTTGTCGAGGCCGTCGCCAGCCTGAGCGAACCCCGTCACCGCAGACTGAAGGCTGAAGCCTACTGCTCCGGCTACGGCCGCAAACGGCGCGCCTACCGACTGAGCAACGCCCTGCGCCTCGCTCGCAAAGTCCTTGACCGATCGCTGAGCAAGCTTGAGCTTTCGGTTGAGGTCATCGAATTCAGTCGAGTTGACCGCCGTCTTGAAACCCTCCCACTTCTGAGAGGCGACGGCCAAGACGGGCGACATCGTATCGCGCACCGCCAAAATAGCGGTCAGCCTGAAATCCTTATTCGCCATTAAGTTTCTCCTGAATGCGATTCCACTGATCGGCGTATAGCCTCAGCTGTGAAAGCGGAAGCTCTAGCGCGTCCCCCGGCAGAATCCGCCACCAATAGGCGGCCTCGAAAGCCAGGTCGATTAGCTCTTTTGCTGAGGCTCGTGGGAAGGCGTAAAAAAAGCGACGACGCGATACAGAAGCATCGTGTAATCGCTCAGCGCAATCTTCTCGACAACACACGGCGGAATGCTTGCGAGTCGAGAGATGTACTTGGCACAGACGGCCGGCACAGGTTCTGAGATGAGAGACGCATCAAGCTTGAACGGAAGGCCTAGGTCATTTACGTCCTTGGCCGTGGGTTCACGAAGCGTCAGCTCAAAGAGTTGCTCCGATCCGTGCTGGATCGGCTGAGAAAGGGTGAAAGTTTCCATCAGCCAAGTTCTCCATTGGTGCCTTCCCACTTGATCGTGAGAGTGCCGTCAACAGGCTTGTAGGCGATCACGTCGGTGACGTACGCGTCGGACAAGGTGTAGACCATGCCATTGGCGCATTCAACAGTAATCGTCTGTGCCGTGTTTTCCTTGATGTCTTCGATCGGGAAGCCAGCCGGAACAATGAAGTCGCCGCTGACATACGGAGCGACAACTGTTTCCTTGTAACCGACAACGCCAGTCGTCGAAAGCATCGTCTCACGCTGAACGGACGTCAGCGGGAATTCGATATTCCCCTGCAATTCGAGTTGCTGGCCGTTGACCTTTACAAAACAGGTACCTGCAAGTTTCTTGCCCATTCTTTACTCCTCACCGTACTGGAGACGGAACTGATTAAGGACTGCGAAGATGCGGAGTTGGTTCACGTAGTCAGGCGGGAACAGCACATCAAGACGATTCGGATTGCTGGCATTACGCTCAACGATCAGATACTTCTTGAAGAGGTCCGCGTTCTCAACGATGCCTTCAAGTTCAAGGCGACGGTAGAGAGCGATCAGCTCGCCGCGAATCACAGACGGAGTAACGATCGCCTGACCTGCGCCGAAGCGAGTGCCGTCGGACGCAAGCTTGTGTCGAGCGTACTTCGTCGTGATGATCGACTTCATCTGACGAATGACATAAGCCGACGTGTGAAGCGTTTCGCTATCGAGGTACGAAGCGTCAGCGTCACCAAAGGCGTTCTTCTGATACGTCGTGATTGCACGCTCGATCATGACAGTGCCGGACACCGTGTAGAGCGTGGCAATGCCGTTCTCAAGAAGCGTCTGTCGATCCGTCTGGACGAATCGGCTGCCTTCGGGCGAAGCCATCACGCCAGTCAGAACGCCAGTCTGCGTCGGACGTGCGGGATCAGCAGAGATAAACACTGCCGTGCGGCCGAGATAAGCCGCGAGCACTTCAGCAGAGTGCGTCGGAAGGCTCGGTTCAATGCCGATCACAGACTCGTGCTGATTGTTTCGCGTCTTGCCGAAAGCGACGAGTGCATTCACATCGCCGCGCTTTGCCGTGTAGACGTGGCCGAATATCATCTGGAACGGAGACCAGCGGCCGGACGTATCGTTCAGCTTTTCGGAAAGCTTGTCGAGAGTATCGGCGTCGCAGTACGGGCATCCGATGAAGTCGTACTGTTCATCGCCCATAGCATCGAGAGCGGCGGACAGATCGGGATCAGTCGCACCCTTCGACATGGCCGTGATCTCAACACCGAGGCCCGTGACAGTCGTTTCACCGTTGATAGCACCGCGAAGGTTGACGGCAAGCTGAATGTCATTGCCGACAGTACCCTTGTTCTTCGCCGTAACAGTTACAACGCCAGACGCGGCCTGAGCCGTGATCGGGAGGTCTTTGTTGAGAGTAATCGCGTCGGCAATCGCCTTGGCGGCGGCCTCAGCGGTCATCTTGTTCGTGACCGACACCTGAACACGGTCGGAGCCGACATACAGGCTGATCGTGCCTGCTTCAGCAGCCGTGCCGGTGCAGGTAATCTTGCCAGTCGCGGCCGTACCCGTGCTGTCGGCAACGGGAATCACGACAAGCTGACCGAAGCTGTCGACGGATCGATAGGCTTCAACCATGCGGGCAATCATCGAGCCGCGGCCGAAGAGTTCTTTTGCCATTGCGGCAGTCGAGACATAGACGGGCTTGCCAGCCTCGGCCTTGCCTTCACCCATTTGACCGATGAGCAAGGAAGCCGTCTGACTCGTCGGCGTCGCCGCCGCAGAGTTGTCCATCTCGGCATAAAAAAGCGGCACTCGAATGCCGCTGGGGATTGTGTTAAAGCTCACGCTCATTTGAATTCCACCTTAAAGTGAGCCTCTGGGCGACCGTCAGGTCTACCAGTGGCGGAGGGTTCAATTTGATCGACGTCGACGTCCATGCCTTCAAACTCCGGAAGGCCGTCAAGTTCTACCTGCTGATACGTGTCCGACAAATCGAGATACGTCTCAAAAGAGAACTCAAGCTGATAGGCGAGTCTCGCGTCATCCATATAGAGAAGCGAACCGCCCTCATAGACAATTTCCGAATACTCGTCCTTCGGCTCCTGATGCCACGAGAGCAATGCGCGGAACAACTCAGGCTTGAGGGAATCAAGCGTCGCAGTCGCGCCTTGACCGCGAACGTCAGCCGCATTGCTCACCAACACGATCACGCCAAAAGTATTTGTGATCGTTTGGTAGTAGCAGTTCTGGCTTTCGTTCTCTGAGGCATCTTCACGAAGCGGCACGACGTAGGCAGCAGGCATAGCCGGTGCGTGCTCTATCGTCAGACCCGCCCACTCTGCCGCGCCCGCGAACCGACGCTCGAAAGTCGGGCATCGTTTGCGAAGTGCATTGATGATTGGAGTCAGATTCATTTGATTGCTTCTCCAAGAGCGTCAAACATCTCAGACTGAAATGTCTTTTCGTACTTTTTCGCCGCCTCAACAACGAAGTTTTTGCGAGGCGCGGCAACCTTCTTGCCAGACCGAGCTTTGTGCGACCTTGCTTCCTGAGTAGTTTCAGAGTGCGGAGCACGATGCCCATAAATGACGAACGCAGGATAGTAAATAGGCAAAGCCTTTTTCTTTTTTCCCATACCTGGAAAGACCGCGACTGAGTACCCCGACTTTGAAACCTTCGAAGTAACAGCCGCTTTCATTCGTCCAGTCTTCATCCCGGGAAATTCGCCAGGTTTTGAGACAGCTTTTCTCGAAATCATCTTTCGAGTAAGTTTGATTAATCCGCTTGCAGAAGCTCTCAAGGACTTTCTGACAGAAGACTTGTCGTAATCTACGCGCTTAAAGCCAGGATCCACCGATACGCCGACCAGCATGATCAGATACCCCCTTTTCTTCGCAATCGATCACGGTGAAGCGGTCGACTCCGCCAAGATCAGCCACGCGCCTGATGAGGTATGAAACCCCATCAATCGTCAGTGTGCTGGCGGTCATCAGATCCTGCGGCCGTGTCTTGCCTGCAATTCGTCGCACCGTCACGCGATGCGTCACAGTGCTTTCGACCTGCTTCGTACCGAAGTAGATGCCCGCTCCGACAACCTCGAGTTGTCCCCAAACCGTTACCTTCTTTTCCACCTGAGCAGTGAAGCCGGCGGAAGCGTCGGGAACGTGAGAGACGACAGAGATCGTGACGCGCCTATTCATCTTTCCAATCTCTGGCCGCTTCATTTCCAAGTCCTAAAAGGATCAAGCAATGCATGAAGTTTCGGCAAAGGCGTTACGACACCTTCAACCGTGGCTTCACGATGCTCGTAGTAATGAGCGACCTGAATCAGAATCCAGTGCCTGATCGCGGCGGGAACGTCGGAAGGTTCAGCGCCATAACCGGCCGTCCCTTCTCGCGAGATCAAGCCGCGCTGTAGCTCGTGCTCAGCCATCTGGGTAGCGGAGAGACACAAAGCCTCGATCAGCGCATCGTCAGCGGAGTGATCGACGCGGAGATGAAGCTTTGCGTCCTCGAGCGTCACAGCTGACTTCGCGGTAGACGTGTCAATCATGACGCCTCCTTACTTAGGCCGTCGGGAGCGTGAGAGAGCCGCCGACGAGAGCCTTCGTGCGTTCGACACCGAAACCGAGACGACGTTCGGCGCGGATCGTGACAAGGTTCTTCTGGACGTTGTCGGAATCCTGCTCGAAGAGTTCGACGGTCATGCCCTGACGGTTCCATAGGGTAGCGGCCTGCGTGAAGTCGCCGACGAGAAACTTGCCAGCCGTGATAGCAGGCGTCGTCCAGACCGGAAGGCCCCAAAGGTACTTCGGAGCGACGGAAGCCGGATGACCAAGGTAGTAGTCGCCGCTGGCATTCTTTTCCATCTGCATGTTCGTCCAGTCAGCCGGATTCAGAAGAATCACGTTCGGACGGAAGAAAGCCTGTTCGACCTTGGACTTGGCCATAAGGATGAGGTCAAAGGACGTCGGGTTCTTCGGAAGCTGAGCAAGCTTCGTGATGCCGTGATCGGTGAAGTTGCCGGCGGTAAGGATGCCGGAGAGATTCTGGCCCGTGCCGTTGCCGGTGACGAGCTGATCTTCGACGACAAGATCGATGCCGTACACAAGACGCTGATTGATGTAGGCGACAAGAGCCGGAGCATCGGCCATCAGCTGCTTGGACACGCGAGCAAGGTGAGCGATCGTCTTGATCGTGCCCGTCTTGGTCTCGACGGCGGTAGAACCAAACGGCTTCTGAGCGCCTTCAGCAACGAATGCCGCGCCGTTGACGTTCTCGGCTTCCTTTTCCTGGACGTATTCAAAAGCGTTCGTGGTAATCGGGAGCGTCGGGAAGAGACCTTCAATCGTGAGCGGACGGAAAGCACCAGCGAGGATGCCCGGACGACGGTACGCCTGAACGATGCCACCGGTCGGCGTCGTGATCGGATTGACCGCTTCCTTCTTGTCAAACGTTTCAACGAGTTCGACACGAGCCTTCTGGGCAGAGCCGTCGCGGAAGGCCTTGAAGCCGTCGGCATCGACGACGTTGTCGCCAGCCGTCTTAACTTCGGCTTCCTGCTTGGCAGCCACACCCTTCTGCTGAAGTTCCATCAGCTGACGAGAAAGCTTCGTCTGCTCTTCACCGAGGCGCTTCAGCTCAGCAGCGTTCGACTTGCTGGTCTCGTCCATCTTGCCTTCGACACGGTCGAGGGCTTCCATCACTTGCTTAATTTCATCAGCCATAGTTTCACCTTTCATTTAGGAGAGAGAAAGCTCAAGCTTCTTGACTCGCTCGAGCAGTTGAGTTGCCATCTTTTCCTCTTCCTCAGACTCCCTCTGAGAAGCGAAAAGCTTCTTGGCTTTTGCGACGATGGACGTCGCGGTCGACTTAGAGAACCCGCCTGCCTCCCGCAGGAAGTTTTCAAAGTCGCGAATGGTTTGAAGTTCGTCGATCTCTTCGGAGCGGATTTCGGAGACGCGAGCGTCGCCGTCCGCCGGGAAGTTCACGATGGAGATCTCATAGAGCTTGGAGACCGACTTGATGATGCGACCGCCGTCCTTCTTGCGCTCGTAGTCGCCTTCGGAAAGACGGAAGCCGATCGATAGCCCGTCAACAGTCCCGTGCTTCATGGCGGCCAGAATGGCGTCAGACTGAGGATTGCCTGGCGTCAGTTCCCCTTCAACCAACAGCCCCTTCTCGTCCTCAACCGCAGAGAGCCACTTACCTACCGGAAGCCCCCAGTCATGAGCGAAAAACATCTTCGGCATGCCGTTGTCGGCCAAGGTCTTCAGATATGCTCCCGGCAAAATCGTGTCGCCGTAACTGTCATTCCCGTTAAACGTCGAGGCATACCCCCTGAACTTACGGGTGTTGCCTTCGAATCTAAGCTCCACGCTTTCAAGTGGAAGACTTTTGAAAATCGTCATCATTGCCTCACTGGTGTTCCGTCTTTTGGAGAAGATCCGACGCGAGTCGCCTCACCCAACTTGTCAAGCGGGACCAGGTTCGATTGTGCTGTGAGCGCGTCACCTCCCTCCACGGGTGGGAGGTTCTCGAGACGGCGGATCTCGTTGCGGCTCATCGCGCCGTTCTGTGCCATGGTTGAGTAGAACTGCGCTCGCTCCTGCGGCGTCGTGCGCAGGAAGCCGTCGAGTTTGAACTCGATCGTCATATCAACATCGGTGATGGGAATCAGGCGTCGGCTCAGCGCCTGCTCGAGCTGTTTGCAGAGCGGTCCGATCGTGAACTTGTGGAAGCCTTCAACAATCTGCTGAATGCCGCTTCCCCACGTCGTCGTGGCCGTAGAGCCGACAAGCACACCAGGCACACCGAACCACCGGCAAATCTCTTCGACGCTGAATTGCCGCGTCTGGAGAAGCTGTGCATCCGCAGGCGTCAGACTCAGCTGTTGATACTTCAAACCACGGTCGACAACGTACAGGCCTGCGACGCCGCTTCGGGACATGCCCTTGAAGCGTTCAAAGACCGCCTTCAATTGCTCGTCATTCAAAGCCGAGTCAGTCTGCAAAACGCCCGACGGCTTCGAGTAAGAGCCGTAAAGCCGCGAGGCATTGTCCTGTGCGCTGATCGCTTCATCAGCCGTCGCTCGCATGTACTCAAGCTTGCTGAGACCAATGTAGCCGTTGCCGAGGCCCTTCCAGTGAATCATGTTCTCGGGTGCAATGACCGAGACCACGCCATCTTGGTAGTACGTGTAGACCTCGCCGCCGGATGTGATGGAGACCTCCATCTGGTCAGGCGAAAGAGGCACAAGCGCAATCAGATCGCCTTCGCTGTCGCGAATGATCTGAGCGTAGGCGTTGCCTCTCAGCATCCTGTTCACGACCATCGCCGAAAGGAATTCGGACGGAGTCATCCAGGCATTCGGACGCTCATGAAGAAGCATCCACAGGCGGCCTTTATCAGGCGTTCGCCCGCCTGCTTCCGTGTCTTTGTACACATAGAGCGGCAGTGTGCTGATCGTCTGCGCCAGCAGCTCGACGCATGCAAAAACCGCGCTGATTTGAAGCGCGGCATCAGGGGTAACAGTCTTGGTTTGATCAAGGATCGGCTCGATGGGCAGCGGAACTTGCTGACCCGTGGCCGTGCCGAGAGGTCCTCCCCAATTTGCCACCCAATTAACTAATCGTTTAACAAACATGTGTGTTACCACTCAAAAAAGCATGGCGCTTTCGACTCCGCGATATCTGCAAAAGGATTCACCTCGCCTTCACCGCTGGTCGCAATGCCGAGCGCCATGATGAGCGCGACAACGCCGTCGATCTTGTTTTCGTACCTTTCCTTCCTTGGAAAGATGTTGTCCTTCGCATCGAGCTTGGCCACGACGTTTCCCATCATCCATCGGAGAACGGGATTCCCGTCATGGTTCACGCGCTTGTCCTGGACCAGCGCCTCGAGCGACTTCATCGGATCCGAAAAGTTCTGGACCGTGTTCCGATACTCGACCATAGGAGCACCGTCGTTCCCGAGGTTAGTAGCGAGCTGCAGCGCGTTCCACGGGTCATAGGCGATGCCCTTCACATCAAAGCGTGACAAGTCGTCACGGATATCCTCTTCGATGCGGGCGAGGTCCGTCATCGCACCGCCGGATTGCGTGATCCAGCCTTCCTCGACCCAACCTCGATACTGAGAGTTGGTCGACTTCTCGACGGCGGCCTCAGGCAAATAAAAGTCGGCGAAGACAACGAAGGACTTGCCGACCGGAAAGAGAAGCACCTTGGCCTTGACGTCGTTCTTTGCTCCGACGTCCAAGCCGATGTAGCAGGGCTGACCTTCGAAGTCGCTTCGATCGACATTGATCTCGCCCGCTTCCCAGGCCTGCATGTCCATCCAGGCCGACGAAGCGGAGCACCAGATATTCAGGTGCTTGGTCTTGAAGTTGTTGACAGCGCTCGGAAGCGCGATCGCCTTCTTCATCAGGGAGGTGATGATTTCAGGGCGTACGGAAATGCCCCAGTTCGGGTTCGCCTTCTCCAAAGCTTCGACAGTCGTCCAATCGTCGCCTTCGTCCAGACCGTAGATGATCCCGAACTGCGTCTCGTCCACGACGCTCTTCTCGAGCACCTTCGTGACCATCGTTCGAACTTCGTAGCAGATGCCCGACGTATCGAACCCCGCCGTCGTAATGACGAACATCAGCGAGTTCTTGCGCTTGCCGGTCGACGTTTCGACCACGTCGTAGACGGCTCGCGTCTTGTGGGCGTGCAGCTCATCGATGATGGCCAAGTGAGTATTCAAGCCGTCAAGGGTCGAGCCTTCTGCGGACTTCGCCTGAAAGGTCGAATTGCTGGTCGGCACGTAGAGCGCGTTCGCCAGCACCTGAAGCCCGAACTTGTTCCGTAGCGGCGCATTCCGCTCAGCCATCACCTTCGCGTCACCGAAGACGATCTTCGCTTGGTCTCGCGTGGTGGCGAAGCTGTAGACCTCGGCACCGCCTTCGCGGTCGGCGACCAAGCAATAGAGACCGACACCGCTAAGCAATGTCGAATTGTGCGTTTGAATGAACCCTCTGGTGGCAAGATAGCAATGGTCTGGCGAATCAACTTCAATGCATCGAACTGGCACAGACTCAACCTTGTCGCACCGAACAATTTGACGGTAATCCTGCAAGCTACGCTTCGCCGGACGTTCCCGCATACGTTCCAACTTTCTTGTCAGCTTGAATACAGGCACATCCTTGTACGCATGGAACAGAATCCTATAAGCAACGCCGCACGACTTACTAGCAATTGCTGTTTCCTTTTCCATGATGCGCGGCCGCATGCCAAGAGACGAAATCAACGCATACACGTCATAAGCGATTCGCTTATCTTTTTGAACAAACTCACACTGTCCCTGACCCTTACTGATGAAGCCATCCGTATCCATCAAGCCGCGCAACAACTCAAGACGCTGTTCCTTTGATGCAAACAAGTAGTCAGAAGGGATGTGCTTATTTCCAAGGACGCCCAGTGCTTTTAACTGACTATGAAATGTTCCGTGACGTACGCCCTTTCGTCCATTGCTGAGTGACCAGGCATAGTTGCCATTAACTTTGTGAACAGGGTACCCCAGAGCCACGATTCGTTCGATGGTTTCTGCGTCTGCACATGTAAATCGACAACCCATAGAGGCACCATCGCCAAGCCATAAGCCAAGCATGTACGGATGAATAGGAAGGCACTTCTCTTGGACATCGAACGGAGCGGCGACCTTAATCCGGTGATTCCGATCGCCATGACAATACAGTGTCCGTGCGATTTCCTCAGTCGTCTTGACGGTCGGCTTCGGCCCAGCGTGTTTTCCCCCGCGTCCCTTCAACCGGTCTCTGTCTCTACGGCTGTCGGTTACCCACTGGTGATAAGCATCGGCGACAATAACTTCGCCGGTTGAGAATTCAACCTCGTAACACGGTCTGTCATTCATCACCTCGGTCGCAGCGACGATCTTGCACGGCTTGCCATCGGACCCGAAAACATAATCCCCCACCTTTAGATCTTTCATAAGACGAAAACCTGAGGGAGTCGGGATCTCAGTATCTAGGGCCAGCGCCTTTCCATTCCCACGCGGTACCTCAACGTAGGCGCGACGATAGCGTCGGCCGCCGTCATCCCGGCGACGCCAACCAAAGGCCGTTGTCAGGGTGAAAACCTGCCACGGCTCAAGATGGATGCGAGTGCCGGCAAGCTCCCCCTTCGTATGGGTGAGAAGCTCGATGAACTTACAGACTCGATTGGCCTCGTTTTCGTCGAAAACATATAGGGACCTGTCGCCGGCATACGTCTTCAAGTCGGTCAGTTGCCGATCTACGGCCAGCTTCACCCACTTGCAGGCTGGAATCTTCCCGCCAAGAACGTCGGCGGCGTACTGCCTGGCGATCCCGCAATAGTCTCTAGAAGCCATCGTATTCGTCCTGCTCCTCTTCTTTTGCATCAACCTTCACACGCGCGCGCGAGACAGGCGTAAATCCGAGCTCTTTTTCGCAGGCTGCGAGCACCTGCTGAATTTTCACGAGTGCATTGAAGAGCGGATTCAACTGCACCCCCGCCTCACTCGTCAGCACCATGTCTTCGTGGTCCAGCTGTTTCGCGATCTTGCGGTAAGTCGCGTAGTTTCTTGCCCAGCGCTCAAGCACCGTTGCGTCTAGAGCCGTAAGGACTCCACGAGGTGCGCAAGTGATTGCGAGTTGCCACGCTTCACGTGCATCTTTCGTCAGGCCGACAGGCGGCGTAGTAGTCAAAGTCGCGTCAGTGACTGCGATTTGCCGAGCGCGTCGACACGGCTGAAGCGTGCCTGTCGCGGCTTTCTCAGCATCAGACTTTGAAGGGCGAGGCATCAAAAACTCCACGAAATGCACGCGTAAAAATTGAGCTGGGGGCGCGGTCTAGAGACACTCAGCGGTTTACTTTTGACCCGCCCCTACCTGTTGCGGACATCCAGCCTCAACGATCGCTATTAGAATGGACTCACGTACTTCTTTTAAAGCAACAGCCTTCTCAACGAGGCCGCCTAGGTCTAAGCATTCTCCACAAGCGGCGCTCTCAACCGAAGACTCAATCTCTTTTAAAAGAGTCTTAGCCCGATCGATTTCATCAAAGGCTTTAGCCAATGACTTCGTTCTTTGTTTAACTGACATATATCACTCGATCCAATGCGCGTTTATAAACAGCCCGTTTTTCAAGAGTCTTCGTTCACGTGCCCGCATTGCGGCATAAGCGCGGAGATGTACTGGTCTTACGCCAAAAGGCACCACCACGTGTTTGTGGGGGACGACCTATCTGATACTTTCCCTGCTTCTGAAATCGCAATCGCTCAATGCAGAGACTGCGATAATCTCTCCATCTGGGTTGATAAGAAGATGATCTACCCAGAGGCCTACGGAGTAGAACCTCATGAAGACATGCCAGAGCAAGCAAAGAAAACATTCTGTGAAGCTCAAAGCATTCTTACTAAGTCACCAAGAGGCGCTTGCATGATGCTTCGTCTATGCGTAGAACAGCTCCTTACAGAGCTAGGCTACGGACAGAAAAACCTTGTTGACAAGATCAAAGCGGCGGCGCCCGAAAGGTCACCTCTTCATCTCATCCTTGACGCTTGTAGGCTTGCAGGTAATGAGTTCGTTCACGCTGGTACCATAGAAGAACTTGATAAATCAGGACAGCAACCTGAGGTCATTGCAGAAGCTCTGTCCACGTTTATTAACCAAGCAGTGCTACAGCTAGTCACCATCCCGAAAGCGGCTACCGAAATTAAAAATCGATTCAAGCCACAGTCAAAACCGACTAAATAGCATTTCCAAAACCGCCATCCTCACGCGCCGTCTTCCGGCTGTGACATTCGTGGCAGAGCGGCTGAAGGTTGTCTTCGTCCCACATGAGGAAAGGATTCCCCTTGTGCGGCCTGATGTGGTCGACGTCGGTCGCCAACTTGATAATCCCGCGCTTCTCACACTCAACACATAGCGGATGCGCTGCCAGGATTCGAGCACGAAGGCGCTGCCATCGGTAGCCATAACCACGAGCGGACGACGATCCCTTTCTCTCGGCTCGGCGCCTCTCCCGATCAGCCGCGAACTTCGCGTCACGAGCCTCGCCTGCGGCCTTGTGAGCTTCGCAATACTTGGCACCAAGCGGGACCGGCTTGCGGCAGCCTGGATACTTGCAGAGAGTCAAGATCGGCATCCTTCACCTGAATAAAAGGTTCATCTCGGAAGGCCGCGTTCCACGGACTTCCGAGATGAACCAAAAAAACAACCCCGTGAGGTGAACAACCTCGCGGGGTTTGTCTTGGTACATTCTTGTGTTTCAGACCAAAGGCTATCCCGTCGAGCTTTTGTTCAACAAGAATAGAATGGGAAAGCAACTAACAAGCAAACCAGTAGAAAGAATGCAATCGACATCATCAGACAGCCAAACGAGTTGGAGCGAGTACGAAGCGTTTACCGACGTTGTGCTCAACAAGCTACTCGAGGAACACAAGCTTTTTTCCTCAGATCACCACAAAACTCAACTGGACATCATCAAGAACTACCTTTGGCTCGCTGCCATCATTGCCAGCGCCATTGGTGCGGTTCTTGCGACAAAGTCATTCAAGTTTTCAGAGTTGTCCCTGTGTGACGCACTCTCCCTGTCGGCATTGACCGTTGCCGCGCTTCTAGCCTGCTTCGCCTTCATCAAAGGGACGCGGCTTCTTCTTGGAGAGCGTGGAGGGCTTCGCCCGGTTGTCGCACCGTCGTACTACGAACTTCTATGTGAAGCGTATGGCGACGACGAATCCGGCAAGCCCTTTGCGGTCAAGCAGAATTGGATCAGGGAGCTAGAAGGTGCCGTCCAGTACCTGAGAGACATTCACTCAGAGAAAGGGAAAAAGATTCGAGACTTGAACTTGTACCTTGTAACCTCTGCCGCTCTCGGCCTGGCTGGGGCTACTGTTTCCTTCTTGGCCGATCATTATTAGGAGTGCTGATGGCTGAAAACAAGAAAGCCCCACCACCAAGACCTCAACCTCCCAAGCCAATCACGTCCAGTACGTCCTCTGGTTCGTTCTACCAGACCAACGGAGAGAATATCCAAGGGGCGCGTCGGACGATGATTGTCTGGGACAGCGTTGACAGCAAGCCTCGCAAATAATCGCAGGCAACAAAACCCCCGTGAGGTTTCTTCGCCTTGCGGGGGTTGTTTTATTGAGCCTGCGGGATCGGCTTTCCGTTCTGATCGACGGGAACGTAGATGACCTGCGGTTGTGCGGGCTGTGCGGCCTGCTGTTCCTTGTCGTCCTTCGTCATGGAATCGTAGATCGCATTGCCCGCCATTGAACCTGCGGTTGCGCCTACGACCGATCCGGCCATGCTCGACCAGAAACCGCCACCGCTTGAGCTGGAGGACTGATGAACCGTCTGGTTGATGACGGTCGTGTTCTTCTTCACAACGGTCGTGCGCTTCGGTGCATAGCTCTTCGTGGGAGCAGGACGGGAGAACGAACGACCGCCGCTGAAGCCTCGACCGCCACGTGCTTCTGCCGCTGTAGAAACAAAAAAGGCGACCACAATGGCCGCCACAATAGCTTTCTTCATAGGTAACCCAAGTAATTAGAGAGGGCGAGGATTTCTCCCCGCCCCGACCTCGGAGCAAACTGCCCTAAGGTAGCGAACCATCAATAGAAAAAGGGCGGCCTCTTTCGAAGTCGCCCTTTTCGTCTTTCTTCGGAGTTTCTCGATGTCACCCTTGCGGCCGCGACTCAGAGAAGAACTAGCGCCTTGAGCGCTTGCTACAGATACACTTCGGCCTGCGCGTGCGCTCATTTTGGCTGATTCACAGCTTCGTACTAGTTCATGAACCGAGTATAAGGAACCCCATTCAAGGTCTGCACCCCTCTTTTTACATTTAGTTACTTAAACAAGGGATCATCCGAGTGCATCCCAGAAATCCCGTTCGCAGACGATCACTAACTTAGCGCCTTCCTTTCTCAATTTCACGGCCTGCTCAACCTTTCGACCATAACACGAAAAGGCCCAGCTCCGGTTACCGGCGTTCCCGACGACAAGATAGTCGATCTTCTTTGAGATAGTCATCTTCACCAGGCCACCCGCATCCAGAATGCGGCGACAAACCTCTTCTCGGCTCGCCTTCTCAAACTCACCAGTCACGCAGAACGTCTTTCCCTCTAACTCCACCTCTGGATCAACAGCGCAAATTCCCTTGATCGAATACTTCTGCTTGAGCTCCAAAAAGCGTTCCTTCGACAAGGTGGCCGATTCATTGAAGTCGATGAACTCCCCCATAAAGGTCATGATCTGTTCGCGCTCTTCATGAGTGACATTACCATCCGTCAAGGCATTGACCAGTAGCGACGAGATCTCGTCATATGGGTAACTGCCAGCAAGGTAATCATGTTCGAAGACCCAATCACGAAGAGAATTGATCTCCTCGTCTGACAGTTGTCTATCTGCAAGTATTCCATGGAAAATCCCATGGAGTTCCTGGATACGATCCTTTATGAGGTCATCGATATCTGTCCATTCCGAGAGTCTGTCAGCGAGCCAAACCAAGTCTTCGATCTCTTCTGGATCGATCTTTCCGTCTCGAAGATAGTCCTCCAGATGATTGATCACAAGATCCCACGGATGGTACTTTGCATAATGAGCATTTTCACGAATCCATTCCCAGAGTTCCGTCTGCTCCTCTTGGTTGACAACACCGTCAACGCAAATCCCTCGCAACAACCCTGACAGGCTACGGAAGGCCTTCTCTTTGATCCTGCGACCATTGAAGGCCAAATGCTCACGGGCATCGTATGCACGAATGCTTTCCAACTCCATGTTTGCTCCTGATCTCTTGAACCAATCAAATAAAAAAGGCGAACTACACCAACTCGCCATTTCACCTACTTCAGCTCAAGAAATCATAGGCTACGCATCGTAAAGACGTCTCAGGAGATTCCCTAACAGCCACTCGGCCGCCATCAGGTCATCGGCTGCACGGCGCCTACTAGTCCCTGCCGACCGGCATAGTCGACCGAAGCATGACCACTGGACGTCCTTAGCAAGATAGAAGGTCGTGATGAGCTTCCTTTCGATAGCAGGCATGAGAGGCGAGCAAAGAGCCGCCTCGACCTTTTCCGCATCAGCCATATCCAACTGTTTTGACGGCGCCGCCCTGCACGGGGCATTCTCATCGCGTCCATATTCCCTCAAAAGGGTTTCCTCCAACGCAAGGAATGGCGCTCGCCCCCATGACGAGACTGCCCTACGCGGCGCGAAGACCCTCAGCCAGTTCTCCAGTCTCTTCACAGTCTGCCAGTCCCGCTCCACAATTACCTCCCAGTACCTTTGCCAGCAAATCCTCAAGCGAACACCCCTCGAAGCTTCTGCCCTCACCCTGCGCGATGAGCACCTCTCCCTCATCTTTGATCGCAAGGAGCTCGATCTCGAGCCTCGCCCGAACGTCATAGGCTTTGATGGCAACGCATGCAACGATCTGTCTGTCGTCGTCAAAGCACACATCCTGAATGCCGTCCAGAGCCGACTTCACGACATTGTCGATATCCGGCTTCGTGATCTTCTGAACCAGGCCGCCGACTGCCACCTTCTTTTTCTTCTGCGACCATGATGTCGGCGGTTCAGAGAAAGCTCGAATGATCGCAATAGCCGGGGCCGTACCAAGCCGATCTTTTGACAGTTTTGCAGCGAAGCGCAGCGCATCCTCATACGCAACAGTCTTCCTAGGCGTGTAGACAGTGCCGGATCTCGAGCTCACCCGAGGGCGCCCCTTACCGATCGGCTCCCCTTCGACGACTACCATTCCAGTTCAACTCCTCAAACCGGCTACGCCATCGGCGCCGCACGATGACCTATACGCTGACAAAGCGACCTCACCCGCTCAGCTGCCGACGGCCTTGCCTGTTGCTTGCCGGCGTCACGCTCGCGCTTCTTGGCGATCCCAACTTCGATCTCACGATGGATCATGGTCGAGATGATGTCGAGCGGGAAGTGGCCAGATCCGCGCCCATACATCGCTTTCATCTCGGCCTCACTCAGCATCTCGATGCCTGCCGCCCGCATGACGGGATCCGCGTTGATCTGGTGAATCACTTCAGTCGCTGCCTCCAAGTCGTTGAAGCATTGGTAGTGAATGATGGCCATCTGCCAGACGGCCCAATACCTTTGCAGAATCTCCGTGACGAGCGGCCAGTACTGCGACTGCACGCCCGTATGGAATGAGCAGAGGAACCGGCCATTGCGACCCGTATCGCACGGGAACGGACAGCCGGCAGCCGGACATGCCATCGACGTCGGCACCATGTAGGAACCGTTGCCCTCATCCGGACGCGGCCGCGCTTTCTGTTCGCTGATCGCTTTTGAAAGAAACCCTGCCATAGCGGCAACTCCTTTTGTTTGCTTCCGTGGGATGATTGAGGTGTGTTCCCCAACACAGTCCATCAACCACCCCACGGAGAAAGTCATGGATCTATCTACGTTTTTCGGTTTTACGGCCACCGTCGCCGCCATCGTCGGCATCTACCTCACGTTCATCCAAATGCAGCTCCCGTTCCTTAAGCGAGCATCCGACCCGAAGATCCACCAGGGCCGAGACGGCTACTACTATCTGGAAATCCGTCTTTCGATAAGCACCACTTTGCAAAACGTTCGGTTCGGTCGTCTCCTTGCCAAAGGTTTTGATGTCGGACGCAGAACCAATGGCACTTTCGGATACGGGTTCGGAGACTTTGGAGACATTGAGTTTTCAGATTCGATCCCCGTCGATTTTCAGACCTCCGCCAATTCCCTCGAAGAAGGGATCTGGCTTTGGGTCAGGCTCCATAAGCCCGCAGAATCCATAGAGATCTCCGTCGACTACCGCTGGCGATGGCTTCATAAGACGCTCCGCGAATCCATCCCGGTCCCGTCTTTGGAATCAGGAGAGCTCTCTGGCGCCTCGTAAGAGCTCAGGGTCGATGACTGCTCTCTGACAGAGTTCATCCACCTCTGGATCACATCCACGCGATCCCGCAGCCCCCGGTAGTACAGGGTCAAGGCGACGCCCGTAATTGCCACGCATAAGATGGCTATCGATTGAAAAATGTCTGCCATATCGCTACCTTTTTAGACGGTTTTTAAAACCCGTTCTTTCTGACGGGTTTTAAAGCCCGTTTTTTCGGCTCCCATCACGCGTACTTCCCTTCCACGACTTTGGTAAAATTTGACTCGTTCATGAGCCACTCCAAGTCGGCCTTGAACGTTCTGCTATGGCCCTTTCCTGGTTGCTTCAACCCCATCAGGAAGGGGCTTTTTCGTACCAAGGAAAAGTACCCCCGAAAGAGGTCAAGCCCGTCAGCCTGACTCGCGACCTTCTCGGTCGTGCAGACAGAGCGCCAGCGTGCCGTGATCCAGCTTCTGCGCTTGGATGTGAGCGTGGCCACCCGGGGGAGCTCAGGCAGGATCTCGTGGTAGAGGGTCACGATCCGGTCGTAGGGACACGGCGGCATGCGGGAGCCTTGATCCTTTTCCTCGTTGCACGCGGGCGGTTCGGGCGGGGGTTCGACAACGTCGAACTCAGAGCCGACCTCGTCGGCGATCAGGTCGTAGTCGTCAAGAGGCGCCGAATTTCCACCCATATCCTCCCTTCTAGTCTCTAATCTCTTATCTCTATACTCTGGTGGACATTTGTCGCGACATTTGTCGTCAACTTGTCGTGTGTTTGTAAGAGAGACGTTTTTTGCTTCTTTCTGGCGGGCCCTCTGTTGCTGACGCTTCATGGCGCCAACACTCTGCGACCCGATCAAATTCGTCAGATGTGACATGAACAGCGTACCGTCTTCCAAGACCTCAACAAGCCCGCACATCTTCAGATTTACGATTGCGCACTGGACAGTGTTGACGTCGGATCTAGTGAAGTCGGCGAGCTTTTCTGCGTCATACGGGATGAGCATCTGCCCAACCTTGCGCACAAGCAGGCCGTCAGTCTTGAGGGATTTGAGACAAAGCTTCAGGTAGAAGAGCACTTGGGCGGGTCCATTCGGCTGCTCCTCAAGCCAGTCGATCTCGTCGCTCTCAAAAAACTCTTCGCGTAGCTGAAGCCAGTAGAACTTTGCGGATTCTCGCTCGCTCATACGGCCTCCTTCTCGTGTGGTGATTTTGTTTTGAAGTCGGAGCTCAGCACGTGCGGAGGCAGATTGGTTAAAGCGCAAACGGCTGCCAAACGCCGCGCAGGGATCTCTGCATTCTTGCGCCACCGACACACAGCTGACGGGCGCACCCCCAGAGCCTCCGCCAGATCCTTGTCTGTTCCATTAATTGCCCTAGTGGCAACGTCAACAGGGTTAATAACGTTATTTGTCATATCCTTCAAGTAGTTAACATTACGTTAAGTGAGATGGTAACACACTTCCACCTGAATTGTCAGATGACGTTAATTCACTTTTGGTTAACAATGTGAACAAGGAGACTAACTATGGACACTATTTCCTTTATCGACTTCGTGAAAGGCCGTCTTACTGACAAGGGAAAGACGGTTACTCAGATGTGCCGAGACATCGGCATCGCTCGCCAGAACTTTTTCCACTGGAGCAAGGGCCGCGTCCCCACCCAAGAAAGCATTCGCTTGATTTCTGAGTACATTGACACCCCAGTGGACATGCTGCATGACATCCTCGAGAACGGACTTGTCCGGACATACGACCCGAAGGAAGAGCCGACTCCTCCACCAGGGTACGTAACGATTCCTGAATTTGAGCTACGTTTATGCGCAGGCGCAAAGGACAATGAGCCGGAGTGGGTAGAGGTGCATTCAAGCAAGCCTGTTATTTACGACGAGGACTTTTTCATTGAGCACATGGTTCAGCCGCGCAACTGCAAGCGTGCACGCGTGTACGGCGACAGCATGGAGCCCTTCATTTACGACGGAGACAAGGTAACTTTTGCCACATTCCCAGACCCCCATGTTCCGTTTGTCCATATCGTTGACGGCGAGATATACGTCATATCCATCGACGGCGCCATGAAGGTCAAACGCCTCTCCACCTGTAAAGATGGCATCGTCGTCACAAGTGACAACCCGTCTTACCCGTCCGAAACGTACATCGGAGAGGAACTGGATCGCCTCCGCATTTACGGTAAGGTACTTGAGATCAAACGCTCCCTCTAATCCACAACACAGTGCCGCCCTTCACGCGAAGTGGCGGTTTTTTTTTGCTCTTAATTAACCTACTGTTGACTTATATCAAAAGGGAAGCCTCTTCGCGCTGTCACCACGTTGACACTGTTAACAACCATTAGTTAACATTGCGTTAACGCCTATGCGTTAACCTCAGTCAACCATTATGCGGAAAGTTTCCTCATGACCGACACCACTGACCAACTTGCCCTGACGAGCGCCTTCATGCGCCCCTACATCGCCTTAGCCCGCAAGCACGAGTACTACAAGCTCGTGCGGACCAGAATGGCGGCAGAGCTCGCAGGCGCCCCCGCATTTCCTAGCGATGACATCCGAGACGAATACTCCCGCCTCGTCCTCGACATCAAGAAGACAGCCATGCAGGACCTGTTGACCTGGACACTCTCAGAACGCATTTACTGCGACGAGACGTACTTCTCGATCGGCTTTCTCGCTGACACCGTCGCCCGTACCGCACTTGTCTGTGCAATCGCCGGAGACGAGAACCTAGATCCGATCCTTGAACCGGGTGCGAAGCAGTCCGTGTCAGAAAGGAGGGCGGCATGACCGACCAAATCAAGCGCATAAGCAAAGAGGCCGCGATCGACATTTGGAAAAGTCAATGCGCAGCCTTCGTGAAGTCGTTCCGAAATAACTGCTACCGCATGGGGGTCCCTGATCTCCTCGACACCCTCGAGGAGCTCCACGGGCGACTAGCTCCAAGAGAAGAGGATCCTCTGGGCTTCTTTCTCAGTGATTCCCTCGGTCAACGCCTTCCGGAGAGCAAGAAGGTAAAGAGCATCCGCGCGCGCAAACGCCGCGAGCTTCTCGCCCTCCCAGTGGATGAGCGCCTGCCGAAGCACCTCTTCAACGTCGTCCTCGTCGTTGATGACGTTTTTGCCGGCGCAAAGCTTGACGAACTGCACAAGGCCAAGGTCCTGAAGCTTCTTGTTAAGCGGAAGCACAAGGGAGCCGTTCGTAAGCGCAGTGCAGATGATCTTCGTCGCTTCATCGCTGGTAAACGCGTTCTTGCCATTGTCATTTGAAGTCATAAGTATCTCCTCCAGTGAGTGGTTGGGTAATTGCTTCACCATCCATCTTCTCACTGCGAGGAGAGCCCAGCAATTCGGGAATCCATCATGAACGACACCGACAACAAACCCGCTCGCAAGCAGGCCATCGTGCTCAACCATAAGCGCGCAACCAGAGGCTGCCTCTCGCGTGCCGTCGAATATGGCCGCCTCACTGTCGGTCAACTGAAGGCGGCGCTAGAGACGGTTGACCCGTCGCTGGTGGTGTGCCTTTGCGATGGCCCCATCGGCGCTGCCAACCCTCTCGAATCTGCGTCCGTGGTGACTCTACGTGAAAACTGGTTTGACCCCGACGTCTACACCCCCATTCTCACCTCCCCTGAAAGGAGCTCCAAATGACAACGCTTCTTCGCATGGTCGCCCACCTTCCGCCGGCATTTTCCCGCTTCGTCTTCGGCGCCCCGGACCAGGACTACCGCGGACCGCTCTGCTCCGAGGAAGAAGACCGTCGCGAGCTTCGATTTGGATTCGCCTTACTCGCAGCCATTCCAGCGACCGCGGCATTGACGCTCCTCATGCTCGGCGCCATCTGACCCTACTGGAGGACTCAATGTCACACCCCATTACCCAAGGTCGTCGAATCCGCACGGTCAACGGTGTCGGCTACAACCTCACCTGGCTCGGAGAACGAGAGGGACGGCTCTGTCGCCTCATCTTCGACCTTCACTCTTTCGACCTCAGGACGTTGGAGGACATCGAGCAGCTGATACCCCTACGAAAGATTCACGTCGCATGCGACATCAGCGGTCGAGAAGCACTTGAAAAGATCATCCGCATCATCTGCGATGAATACCCGCAGTACATCGACCTCATCTGTCCTGAAAGGAGATCCGCATGCGTGACGGAATGATCGTCTACCGGGAGCAAATCCATGAGGTCGGTCGCGTCGGCTATCGCCTGAGTTGGTCAATGGAGGACTTTCCGAACGAGACCCTCAAGACGCACATGATCGTGCGCTACGGCATGACGGCCTTCAACCTCTGGAGCGGTCGAGAGATCAGCGCAGTCCTCATGCCCATGAGCTTCTCCGTTCCGGCCAGCACAACTGAAGACGACATTCGAAAGATGGTCTTCCTCAGAATCGCGAAAGACCATCCACAGCTCATCGAGTACATCTGCTGACCTCCGGCCCTCATTGAGGGCATCTTGGCAAGCGCTCTTCCTCCCTTCGCTCGTTCCGGTTCCGTCCGAGCATTGTCAGCCCTCAGGAAGAGCGCTTACCTAGATCAACCAACCATCTGTAGCCAGAACATGCTCAAAGACTTTCTACTCTTCTGCGAATTCCTCGTTGGATTCGTCGGGCTCGTCGTATTCCTCGCAGCGGCAGGTGTCGCCATTGGCAGCTTCCTCGGCGCCCTGGCCGGCTCCGCCGTCTACATCTATGACGTGATCTTGGGGGCAGCGTGATGACACCGCTTTACGCCGAATGGCGTCCCATCAAACCGAAGGCTTCAACGCCCTGCATCCACGCAGATCGCCTGTCTGATCGCGCCTGCTCCATCAATGCCCAGGCAGACGCCCTCATCAGGAAGTTCTCTGAGATCTATAGCATCCGGCAAGAAGGCAAGCCAAGGAGCCTCTCAAAGATGAGCATCGCTGCTCAGGAAAGCGAACGCTTGGCAGAAGGTCTCCAGTACACCGTTCAGCTACTGCTCGATGACATCAGAGAACTACGGAAAAAGATTCACGATGAGGCCTGCAACTCTGCAGCCAAATTGTCCAACCCCAAGAAAAGGAGATAGCTATGGGACGAATGATCGGAAAGCTCTCAGAAGAGAGGACGTGCTACGTCAGCATCGCGCTCTTGGAAATCGTCAGCGAGCTGACCAAATGCCCTCCAACGATCGACGAAAAGGGGCTGCTCATCAAAGCGACCTATCCGCTGACGGGCTTGGAAGTGTACGTAAGACTCCCAGCATACGGTCTTGATGCTGGATCCGTCTCAAGTCTCGAGTGTGCCCATGACGACATCCTCACGAGCATCGAGGACAAACAAGCCATTGAAGAGCCACACATCGAGCGTAAGGTCGAACGACCGGCCAAGGAAAGTCCAATCAAGCGTCGACCTCGAGACTTCAGCGTATGGCCTCGCGTTCTGAAGAAGCTACGCGACATGCAGCCCTTCTCCAACACCTTCATCTTCGACTGCGAGGACATGGCTGCCACGAGCGTAGCAAATGCAATCCATAGAGCGTTCCATGGTGCTTCCAACATCCTTGACCCGCATCTGGCAAGCCCTGTCTTCACCGGCTTTCAATGCAAGTGCATGAAACAGCCAGACAACACCATCCGAGTTTTTCTACTGAAAACAGAGGTAAAAAATGATTGACCCATATCCCTACGAATGGCCGCTCATCATCCCGAAGAACGTCGGCATGTACGCCATGCGCTTCGTGCCCCGCGACAATCCCTCTGACGTCTTCACACTGATCGTGAAGTGGGACGGCGAGAACTGGCTTGACGAAAAGTTCGGCGCCCGCCTCGATCTCAGACGCTACATCACCACCTACAAGCTGATGTCAGCCAGTGACCTGGCCGAGCATGAGAAAGCAAAGGAGATCAAGTGAAACGGACAACCTACGCCAGCAAACTCCGCAGCATCGCCGAACACTACGGCCCCATGAGCCAGCTGAGCAAAACGGCTGAAGAGCTCTCCGAAGCCACGTCTGCCGTCATGCGCTACTCTCAACGCCCGACGAAACTCCACTTCAAGCAGATGGCCGAAGAGTTCGCCGACACGCTGATCATGATCGAGCAACTCGAGCTCCTCTTCCCTGAGCTTGCCGAAGAGATCGGCAAGTGCCAAGTGCTGAAGGTCGACCGGCAGCTCGATCGGATCGAGGAAGAAGAACTGCTGAAGAAATGGAGAGATGAAGAATGACGTTCCGCCTCAAAGATAAGAACCTTCAAGTGCAACTGGATGCACTTAGTGATGGAGACTTCTCGAAGAGACTCCAACACGCGAATCATGACGACGGCATGATCTTCGTCGAGTTCGGTGAAAAGCTAGAAAGCTCAGGATTCGACCTGCATCGGTTCAACCTGGCCTTCTTTGATGACGAAGTCGAAGAGATTCACAGGTACAACCCGAATGCCTGGAACGTTTACCCGGATGTCCAGCCTCCCGTAGGTGTCTGGATGCGCTGTGAGTACAAAGCCTATGACGGCGAACCCTCACGGATTGCGGCCCGTTACGCTGAGTACGGAGACTTTGGCGATTGTGAGTGGCAGGATTGGCGCGGCCATCCAGTCGAGGTCGACCGTTTCCGCCCGTGGGACGATCCGGATGGCGAGGAGGACGAGGAGTGACGCAATGGAAAAACTTCTCGGACGAGAGGCCACCACTCGATGTGCCACTCCGTCTCGAAGTCAAAGAAATGGATCGAAACACCGACACGCCCGAACCCTATTTCGGCAAGCCC